TCACCGTCCAAGTTTGCCGTACGCTGTGCCACGCATTAGAACTGCCACTTTCTTTTGGGTTTCAGACAAGATTTCAGCAATACGTAGCGGCTCGGAGATTAGTGTAAGGGTGGTCTCGAATTCGCCTTCATCGTCAAGGAAATGGTCAACTGCTTGGATGCGGTAGTCAGCGTCTATGCCTTCATTTGGGCTTGTCACACGGATGGTTTCGCCTGCAACTATGCGGGGATCGCCTAAAACTGTGACCCGAAGCGATTCAGACGGGTCTTTTCTGTATTCTAGTTCAGCTTGGGCAACTTTGCTGCAGGAGTCATCGCTTACAAGTGTTTCATCAACTATGGCTAATTCTCTAACTCCATACTTTGACTGGCTTGCCGAATCCTCAGCTGAACCGCTCCAACGACACTTGCTGAAATATAGGTTGTCTATCCAGAAGGAGCCTGTGTTCGTGCCCGAAAAATGTGCATCCAATATGAGTCTCTTGATTTTGTCCCAATTGAAGTCTGCTATGTTGTTGCCGGACCATTCGTCTGCGTGTTTGGCGCCACACATGAAGCTTTCGACATGCCATTTCTTGTTGTTGCCTATGCCGTATTCTTTGGCTGCCCAGTTGCCCTCGTCATCCTCAAGAATAAGCGTAACTTCACCACTGAACGCCGATTCCTCTTTAACCTGAAAATTAACGCTTGGGTAAGTGTTCGAGTTGATTTCTTTTCCATCGTTGAGCGTGAACACGGCTCGTCCGTAATAATCGGGCGTGGTCGTAGAGTGTTTAATGCAGTAGCTTCCCACAATTTTCTCTGAGCTGTCTAATGAAACTGTGCCCGTGCCTGTTCCGCTGCTCCATTGACCGTCGTTTGGCGTTAGACTTTCTGTCCAAGCGTCTCGGTTAAGCGGGTACGGCTTGGATGCTTCGCCGTAAACGTGGATTTTGTTGCGGACTCTTTCGATGGCTGACTCGTGTTCGCACAATGTTATGATGCCGTCTAAGGAAACTTCGCTGGCATACTCGCCTTTCGGATAAAATAAGAGGTTGCCTTCTTCGCATTTGAAATCAAAGCCTATAACGTTGCCAGTGTCTTTGGCTGTTTCAGCTACGTACTTGATTATTTCCCATGCGGGTTTGTTCTCGTATTCCTCCTCAGTATAAATGCTGTTAGTGGTTTCCACTCCCACACTCGCTAGGGGCGTATAGTTAGCGAGCACATCCTTGACAATCTCTGAGCCTTCTGTGTTCAGGTATTTTTCTGTGACAAGGCGATTGAACAGTTCAGCGCCTAAATCTCGTCCTCGCAACCGCATGTAATGCTGGGGACCACGAAGCGAAGCCTCAGCTAACTTAGCCACAGCGTCGATTCTGCCTTTGAACACTTTCACCCAAGAATCGCCTGTTCGAGACAAGGCTATTTCAATCAAGTCTCCAGCCTCGATTTGATCAGTGTATTTGGCTTCGTAGTTTTGAAGTAGGCAATTGACTGAGCCGACTTCTTCAGTAACTGCTAAATGAACGTTGAGCTCCACCACGTCCAAGTCGTCTGATGGCGTGAGCAGAATCTTCTCACATATCTTTGCATAATCGAACTTCACCATGTTGCCCGCCACGCCATAAACTGTTAACACAACCTCGTCAATGTCGCCTACGTAAGGCGGAGAGCCAACACCGTCATACTGCAAATCTACTGTCTTAATGCCCATGTCAGAGAAAGCCTTGTAGGCCTTAGTGACGCCTGCAAGTTTAGCCTCAAACTTCCAAGAAGAGCCGTTTAATTCAGTGCATTTGATGATGGCGTAGCGATGTGTTCCCGCATTGAAGCCCCAGTTCTTGCTTATTGAAGCCGAAGTATATGAGCCGCCAATTGTCAAGGTGCCGATTTTTCCATCGGTCTCAAGTGCGCCTTGATTCACAGTCCAGCCATCAGCGAAGACTTCGTCAAAATGCTTGACACCTCGGAAAACGTCAACTCGACATTGTGGATAACCTAAGCTCACGACAAACGTCCTCCTAAGCGGCACAAGCATGAACAAAGCAGCTTTGTGGAAAATCATGAGTCATCGCCATTTTCACACAGCCAAACCTTAGCCCTAATAGTAGCTGCCTCGCCTCGTCAAACGCTCATACTCAACTTCTTCACCGCGACGCCTTCCAGCCCGCTCTTGCCTAGACAGGACAGTGTTGTATTCTTCCTGCGCTGAGGCTGCATCCCTCGTAGATGAAGCCAACCAACTCATGTAAGCAGCAGCGGCAACAACCAAGCCTATGCCTAGGGTTAACAAAGCAATTTTCATCGCAACAGCAGCGTTGAAAGCCCACGTGACTTTAGCAGCAATGCCCGTCGCCACAGCGTACACTTTCTGCGCCACAGCTACACCCCAGCTTGACCTCAAGAAAATGCCTAAAGCAGTTACAGCGTAACTCATGCTGGCAAGCCAGCGCTCCTGCTCAGCAGTTAAGAAGCCGAATTGCCGCCCCAAACCCGCAACTGCACGACTCGCAGCACCCAAACCAGCCATGACTGTGCCTGCAGTTCGGACTCTTTCAGCCATACTGTTTGCATCGGCGCTTACACGTGCAAACTCGTTGCTGGCATGGTTCACAGCTCGGATGACAACGCCGATTTCTTGGAAACTCAATGACTTGCCTCCGCAATGCCTTCGCTGACTGCTTGACTTATCATGTCAGCGAATTGTATGCGATGTTGTTCGATGGCGTTGGAAAGAAAATGGTGTCCAGTTATGTAGCGGGTTCCGTATTCCATGTATGATGCATAAGGGGCTCTTGCTCCCACCTTAACAGTCCATTCGGTCAAGGCTTCGGTGAAAACTGTCGACCGCAAATAGCCTGTGCGAACTGGAGCCAACCGCTGAGCAGTCTCCCTGATTGATTCGGCTATTTCTTCGAGTCGTTCTTGAACACACGCCTTAATTGAGGCGTCGACATGTTCCATTTGCTGGCGAAAATCGCTGCCAACTAAATCAACTTGCAACTCAACTGACAACGTGTGCACCTCGTTTGGCTTTTTCCACTTCAGCTTCAGTTTGGCGGTCCATCTCGTTTAGAATCACAATGTATTCTTCCACTGTTTTGGCTGATTGTCGATTCAACTGTTCAGGTGTCCAGCCGAATTCCTTGCAGAGGCGAAAACTTGTGAGGCTCGGATGGGCTCGTCCTCGTCTCATTGCCCGCACGAGTTTTTTGCCTCCTCCACAGATAAACCACATAGCTTGTTGACAGTTTGACTGAAGAGTTCACCAAGATCAATGGGCACACCGTTTTCTTCGTCTAGTAAACGTTCGAGCGTTATGGGCTTGTGTGCGGGTTGCTCCTTTAAACTTGCCCAAATTGTCTCAGCTTGAATGGCTGGTAAGTCGCTGCTTACGATTTGTCCAGTTGCAGGATTATACTTGGTGAATTTTGTTATGATTCGGCTTCGTTTCATCCATGTGATTTCTCTGAAAACGTAGCGTCCAGCATATTCTTCGCCGAAGCACATGTCAACTTCAACTGTTTCTGTCCTCATCGCAGAAAAACATCTCCTTGAGAGGTTAGGCTATGGTTAAGCCCTTGGCTTCCCATTCGAGTGACTGCGCTACAGTGTCCTCGATTTTAGTGGCTAAACGGCTTTGTCGCCATTTGCAACCCGTGAAAGTAAAGTCGGTTTCGCCTATGCTGAAGAGTAAAGTGAATTCAGTGTCAGCCAGTATGTCGTCTAATTCGGCTTTTGACTCAAAATCTGCTCTCACTGAACCCTGCAGCACTTCGTGGCGTTCAGGTAAACTCTTAATCAAATACGGCGTTGTTGCCCTTATCACAGGTTGCCGCTTAAGATTGTTGACGATTTCGAAGCTGAAGTCACTGAAGCGTGTAATTTCGTTTCCTGATTTGGTTACAGTGCAGTCGCTTCCCGTGAGTGGATTAGTTGATGGTTCGGTTTCGTAGTTGTCTCCGATTTTAGCTGTGCCAGCCGCTACGTCTTGCCCGATTAGGTCCAATGTCACTTTAACTGGGTCTTCGATGGACACTTCCACTTTGGCTCTGTCAACTTTGCAGCCCTTATGGTTCAGGCTAATGATACCCGCTGTTTTTTCATAGTAGACTTCTACACTGGTTGATTCCATCGAGCGGGCATAGTTGAAGAAGTTCCAGTTTTGCGGTGTGTAACTCATTTTGAGGTCGATGTGGCGCAGTCCACGTGTTATGGCCTTAGGGTTGCGTGAGCCCATTCCCCGCAGAACAATGTTTCTCGGGTCAAGTGCAGGTTCAATCTCCTGAATGATGCCTATACAAAGCATGGATGGGTTTGCAGGTGTGGTTCCATAGGTTGTTTCTTCCACGTAGTAGACGTGGGCTTCCTCGCCTGTGTAGACTGACGACGACATTTTTCTTTTTCATTCCTCCTCTCTAACTTGTTTTGACGTAACGATGAGTCAGGACTAAGACTTCCAGTTTCCAAAAGGGTGGTTTCGAATTGACATCCTCGCTTTCAGAAACACTCCTCAAGTCCACGAAATTGAGGCCGCCGCCAGGCGCCTTTCGGTTAGTTCGTATGATTCGTTCAATTTCGCTTCTCAGTTTCCACCGCATCTTTTTGCCCGTTACACCCGTTTTGTCTATGCTCCAGCTTGAGATGCGGTAGCGGTCGCCGTGGCGAACCCATGAGCCGCCTACGTTGAGCTTCTCCATAGAGCCTTCAGCTAAGCCCACTGTTACTTGGGCGTCGAAGTCTTTGAGCAGTTGGCTATTGAACCATTCTTGGCTCACGTGCACTGTAGCGGGTGTCTGGTCATCGTCTTTAGTTAAAGCAACATTGTTCTTGATGAGGTTGATAAGAGTCGTTTTCGGGTCTTCAGCGCTCATGTTTTGTATTTCACGCTCCTGCAAGAACACATGTTGCCGTCGAAATCAAGAGGGAACTACGGGCGTTTGGGCTAACGTAGCAGCGACCGTCTTGGCAAACGCAGTCAAGCACTGCTCCGTTGGACAAGGTGCACCAGCGCATGAATTTTAGGGCTTCATCGATTGCGCGAGCATATTTTGTTGGGTTCACGTTTTCCATAGCTGCCTTCATCAAAGCCGCGTACTGCGGGTATTCCTGCGGCGGATCTGTTGATTCATACATGGGATGTTCAAGGTAGCCGCCCCATCTGCCACGATTAACCGCTATAACTCGGTCAAGTGCGTCCGAAATATTCTGTGTATGCTGACCTTGTGTGCCGTATTTGTCGTCCCAGTTTTTCAGTGTCCAGGCGACCAGAGCCTGCGTGTAAGTGACTAGTTGCTTGAATGTAACGTAAACGCCTGGTTTAGTTTGGCTTTGAGCACCTAGAGGGTATTCTGTCTGGTAGAAGTAGTCAGCGGGTCGCCACATGTAACCGTCGATGCCAGAGATGAGCCGTGTAATCAAGTCTTTGACGCTGTGTCCACCTGAATCTAAGACTGTTTGTCCGTATGCGTCTAATCCTCGAGTTAAGCCCAGTATGGCTTCGGCTACATCTGCGGAGAAGGCAGCGTCTTCCACTGTGCCGTTTATGATTTGATTTTTGAGTAAGCTAGCGCTCGAGGTAAGTGTCCACTCAAGTGTGTGGAGGAATTCTGCGGCGTTTTGCCACACTGCCTTATACAGAATTGTGGTATTACGGGCGTCGTAGTCAGCTATTGCCCATGCCAATAGAGCGGTGCCACTGTCAACTTTGCGGTCTTCGAACAGGCTGAAAGGCTTGAACGGGTAATACTGCTGATACCATGAGCCGTCGGCGTTTTGCAAAGTCACCATTTTGTCGAGCACGTCTTTGCCCAAAGAATCACTCTTAGAAAGTAAGGCTAAGGCTGCGTAGCCGCCCTCGTAGGGAACAATCATGCCGCCCATGTTGGCAACAGACGCGTTTGTTGGCAAAATCAAACTTTTCAGATAATCAAGCGGGATAGATACTACCGCTTGTTTCTCGTTTGTGCCACGAGCCAGATAAATGTCTCCGGGCTCTCGTGCTGCAAATGCTTGTTCAAAAGGTCTAGAAACTCCCATCAGAGCTGTTACCCTCCTAATATTGTACCTTCAAAATCCTGCCCCTCACCAGCTGCGGCTGGAACAAAATGAATGATTTTTACGGCGATGGTTTTTGGTCCGCTGACGTGTTCGGTGCGGAAGATGACGTAGGCGTTTCTGTCAGCTTCGCTTGTCATGTAGCTGGCTTTCACTTCCGAGTCAACGTATAAGCGATATATGCCGGCGCATGTGCCAAATGCGATAAAGCCGTCCAACTTGACAAGTTTGCCCTCTCCTACTTCGTAGGATACAATAACGGTTTCTGAACCCGGCGCCGCTGCTGTCTTCTTATCCCAAGCGAGCGGCATCAGCTAATCAGTCTCCTGCACAAAGCCGTGCGATGTTCAAGGGTGCCTCGCAAAAGGATGGATTCAGGCGGCAGAACTTCGTATTCTCGATTTTGATAAGTGATTTTGTCTTTGTGTTGAATGTCAGCGGTTACGAATATGCGAATGTAGTCTTCGCTTGTGTAGCCAGCCTCAACAATGATTTCACTGTTGGAAACTGCTTGAACAACAGCTTTGATTGACTCTGTCGTCCATGTGATTGCACGGTCGCCTGTCTGCGGGTCAGCTGAGCCTTCTTGTCGTTTGTGCCAAGTTACGTTTTGCCCTTCCCTGTTGAGAAGCTGCTCAAACCTAGTCACTTCTCGTTTGCCTCCTCTCAAGGTTAAGTGCGTTTCAACGTTGGTTTCATCTGGCTTAGAATGCGGTCAACTTCTTGCTGCAGCACTGTCAGAGGAGGTGCCTTCTCTGAGATGTCTACACGTTGATTCCCTATGCTGAAGCTAAGTCCCGCTGCTGTGCCGCCAGTAAGATGGCATAAAGCGTAGATGGAGGCTAAATTTGTTATCGCTAAGGCTTCCTCATCTGTGCAATTACTATAGTCTATGTTTCGTCCTGTTTCAAGTTTAAGCGTGGTTTCAGCTTTTTTCAGCATCTTGGCGATTTTGGCATCACTTATGTCTACGGCTGACACGCTGATCGTGTCTCTGACATCATCCGCAGTCACGTTACCCAAGCTTAAACACGCCCTTTCTCAAGGCAACTTGACGCCTAGGTTAAATTTAAGGCGATTCGGAGAAAATAGGAGAAAATGTGACCCTGTATGATGAAATAGAATTAAATCTAGTTATTTCTTGCTCTTATACGCTTTGAGTCCCTTTCGCAGAATCATTTCAAGCATATGACTAAAGGAAGGTTCAGGCTTGTCTTCAGCTTCTGCTTCTCTTTTCTCTAATTCGTAAATTTCTTTGATTGTTTCGAAAACCTTGCGGTCTATTGTTCCTTCAACTTTAATTTTAGTGTGCAACTGCGCTTTTTCTTCGTCGGCCAAGCTCATTTCAAACGCACTTCCACAGGTTTTTGCTTACTATAAAACGGCGGCGAATGATTGCTGCAGACATAGAGAATTTCAAGGGATTGTTCAGAGGGTTCAGCGCTTCCTCCTTTGACATCACCTGCTTCCTCATTTCGGTAAGTCGCAGATGTCAAGTCAGGTGCAAAAGGTGTCATGGGCACAGTGTAAGGCGGGCTGCAAAACGGGCAAAAACGGTAACAGTCACAAACAATATGGTCAGCGGGACGCTTCAGAATAATTATTCTGCCGCAAATGGGACAAGTGCCCTGAACATAACCGATTTTTGCATGCATTTTATCTTCACCCCTGCATTATGCCACAAATGTTGCGGAAATCAAATCGAACCAGCCGTACGTATCATCAGTCTTCTTGACACAGATACAAAGTCTGTCTGCCTCACCTGACTCATCAGCAGCCTCTATGCGAATCATTTTTCCCCTCTGTGACACATCCGCAGTGGGCAGAATCCCGTCACTGTCATAGCCGAGTTTGAAGAACCTATCCACATCTAAATAGACTTCTGAAGCTGACAAATTGATTTTTGTTCCACGCAGAAAAGATTCCTCGGTAGATGTTCCAATGGTAATTCTTGCCTGTGACTGACTGTACATCATGCAAGTTTTCACTTGCCCAAGATTGTTGAGAAAATAATAGTAAGCAACTGACCCCGCGGGAGGAACGACAGCGTAGAACCATTGGGCTCTAACCCTGAGCCATTCTTTGCCTGCCACTCCACACTCTCTCGTGAAGGCACTGTCTGGAAACAGGTCGCCTTGAAATTGTGGGCGTATGCTAGGTTCTTAGCCTAAACACACTTTACCCTAAGCGAATCCTGAGCCAGCGAATCCAATGCCTTGGTTAAAGCGTCAAGTTTCTCCCAAATTGCCTTGTACGCGTCTTGGTATTTTCCCCATTCAACAGTCAAGTTCATTCATCACCTTATTTGCGATTTTACGAAGACAAAAAACATGGAAATTGAAGGGTAGAACTCAGATGCTGTGAAGCTGAAGGTTTACCAGCTTGTTCCACGGGCTACTGCTTTGGTTCTGAGCACGCCTAAGCCGATGCGTTCACTGGCAATAATGCCGTAACGGTCTTCCCGAGGGTTTTCAAACGGTTCAGTTAAGATGTCTCTACGCAGTAGCAGGGTAGCGGCAACATCGGTGTCAATTGCTAAAACTGTTCCACTTGTGGCTTTTGTGCTCACTAAGACCTTCATACCCAGATAGGTTTCGCCCAGCAAGCCTCTTCGCACGTCCACTTCCTTGCCAAAATAGAAACTGTGGATGAACTTGTCGTCTTGCCACAAATCCGCTGCTTGCTCAGGATGAATCACGAGGACTTTGGCGTTGAAGTTTTCCTTGCGTATAGCATTCCAGAAGCTGACCACTCCTGCCCAGTTCAGTGTCCCGGATCCGTTGATTTCGACTCCGCCAGCCAAGTCGCCAGCTGCGATGCCAGTGTATATGCTGTAGACTTTTTCGGTTTCAAGTTCGCCTATAGCTCTTCCAACTTCTTGTGCCTGTCGTTCCATCACGTTCCAGTTGGCGTCTTCCACGTATTTTTTGCTCCATTCACCGCCTGCTCGAATCTCCACTGTAGCCTGCACATCAGTCGTGTCGCTTTTCTCGGGGTAGAACCAAGTTTCAGCAAATTCAGCTGTTTGCTTGGCTTTGGCGAGTTTTGCTTTTGGAAACCTTACCAGCGGCTGATCAGTGGGCAGTACCCATATCATTTCTCTGCCGATGAGTGTAGGCTTAGCGGCTTCGATGACTACGTCGTGCATTCTGCCCAGGGCGCTTGCCATGTCGCTTAGAATGCCCTCTTTGACTAAGCTTGAGCAGTAGCGAGTGGTGAAAAGGTTTGACTTGGCTTTCTCCAGCATAGTGTTCCAGTGATAGTTGCCTAGTTCAGGGTCGTGAACTATGGCTTCTTGCAACACATTCTCGTTGTCAGTCATTTTTTTCAGCCTCTCACGCTTTCCCCACAAAGATTAGTCCTGTGTCGCCGTTGGCAAACGTCTGCAAAGCCACGCCTAAAGCCCGAGAAATTCTGTCTGGCAATTCAGAAGCTGTGTAACTTCCTGAGCCGTCGGCTAACGTGATGACGTTGGCGTTGGCATCGGTTTGCACTTGCACGCCTCGGGTGATGCTGCCGCCTGCGGTTACTTTGACTACACCTTCAACGCAGACTGGGCAGAATTCGCCTTGTGCAACAGTTTTTAATGCTACGCCTAAAGCGTGTTGTGTTGCTGCTGTGCATTGGCTGACTTTCATGTCGGCGCTTAAGTAGACTGTTTTGCCTTTGGTTATAGCTGCTGCGGCTTCGAAGCTTAGCACGGTGCCTTCGCTTATCATTTCGCCAACTTCGGCGTCACTCCATAAATCTGTCATTTCTTTGTTTTTTCTCCTTTATTCTGTCTTGTTTTTTCGGTTTTGCCGTTCCTTCGCGGTTACTCCCGGTCACGTTGTGAGCGTTGTGACTGTGATTCCAGCTTGTTTTTCAATCTGCGAACAAGCTCTGTTGGTCCGTAACCCCAATGCAGCGGGATTCTTTCGGGTAACAAATCGAGAATTTCTTGTTTGTTTACAAAGTCTGAGTGATAGAGTTGCTGTGGTGTTTCCGGGGGCAGGATGGCTTCGGTTATGAGTTGCGTTTGTGTTTGCTTGAGGTATTGCTGATGGGTTTGCAGCCAATCTTGTATCTTTTCCAGGGTCCAGCCTTGGGCTTTCATGAATAAGAGAGCCATGGGTTTGGGTGAATCGGGTTTTTCTCTCAAGTGTCCGTATAAGCCTTGGATGCCGTTGGTCTGGTCTGTCCAGACTGTGCTGAACCTGTCTTCTAAGAAAGCTGCAGGATCAACGATAAGGTAGAGTATGAACTCGTTGGGTTCAGCGTTCGCTTGCTCCTTTGTTACAAGCTTTTTTTGAGATTCTTTTAATCTTGAAATTATGGCTTCCCAGACTTCCACTGTTGCTGCTGGGTCGCCTGGTTCGTAGTTTTCGAGTAGGCTTAAGCCTGTGAACGTGATGTTTCGGGGTGAGAACCCGTTGACTCGTTCCAATGAACCCCATTCAAACTCTACTGAGCAATGCCGAATCTTGCCTTCGGCTACCTTGTCTAATATTTCGTTGTCGTCTAGTTTAGCTAAGTATTCTATGGCGCCGTCTTTGTATTTGGCATTCACAACTTTGCCCTGCAAAATGCGGTTGTGGTCTAGTACAAGGGGTTTTCCAATTAGTGTCGGCGTAGCCCTCAACAGTTCTTCTTCTAGATACTGCCTTACTTCAGGCCATTCTTCGGGGTGAAGTGTGCGGATGGGATGTAAGGCTTGCCCATGGATGAGGTTGTTAGCTTCTGTTTGTGGCTTGTAGATTTCGCCGAACCATTGGTGTGATTCTTTTTCTTTTTGTTGATGCTCGTTGAACCATGTTTTAGCCTTGTCTAGTGTCCAGTTTTTGTTTTTGTCGAAGAGGTAGCTTTGCACTTCCATTGTGTGTTTGCCTTTTGGTTTGGCTATTACTGCTTTGATTCCTTCTGTTGGGCTGAGTTCTACGGTTCGGAAGGTGTCTTTTTGGAATTCGTCTGGGTTACGGTGTCCGCTACGTATGTAATCATTGTCTTGTTCCCAGGGCAAGTGTAAGATAAGCCTCCAATTATGAGTGAAAAGAATGTTTTTCACTGTTTAAAGGTGAAATTTGCAGTTAGGCAAAGTATGGTTTTCTTTGTGAAAGTTTCGGCTATCACTCTCACATAGGCTAAATTATCAGTTTGTTCGCTGGTTTTTTAATGGGCAATAGTTAAGGTGTTTGTTTTGCAGGCAGTGCCTTTGGCTATGACTCGGTTGCAGAAGAGAATCGTGAAGAAACGGTATTATGGTAAGGCTGAGTATGCTTACACAGTTTATTCTTTGAATATTCCTAGGGAGTTTCATGAGCAACTAAGGGCTTTCTTGAATAGGGAGTTAAGAGTAGACGTAAAACAAGACAAAGGCACACTAACAATAACACTAGGCTAG